CTACTTTAATACCTTTTGCTTGGCTAGTAGTAGTTATTTTTTTACCATCTGGAATTCCTACATTTTCATTGGGGCTTAAATATATTGGCCAATCATCACCACCAAGATTCATAGTAGTAGATATCTCACAACTAAATCTATCTTTATGTCTTTTAAGAACATCACCTTTTTTATATATTCTTGCATAAGTATAAGCTGGATATAATTTTAATCCTGTTGCTTTTTCCATAGCTGGTTGACATTTAAGTAATAAAGTCTCCATAGCCATATTTCCATATTGAGAATAAGTGTTTGGTATTTGCTCTTGATCATTTTCATAATGACCTATAATAGTTTCAAAAGGAGAAAAATATCTAGCTGCTTTACAAGTATCATATACTTGTTTTTGCATCATAAAATAATTTGCAATAAAAGCTGCTAGGTCTTTTGATATTGCTTGACGAATAACTGTATATTTTTTCTTTTTAAAATCCATAATTAAAACTTATACTAATCCTTTCTTTGTTTTGTAAGTTGGGTTCCACATAATGTTCTAAATTAGAAGGAAACAACAGACATAAATTATTTTTGGGAATCATAAAATAATTACTGGAACTATAAGGCGTATAATTATTAATTCTTTCCTCATACATTACATCTAAACCAAATTCATTTCTTTTAAACATAATATTTCCACAATCTTTAAATGTAGTTACATAAAATGTACCAGAAATAATTTCTTTTCCTGTTCTTCCTAAATGATAGTGAGGTCTATTAAAAGAACTTTGTTTATTAATATTATACCAATAATTAAGAAGAGTAACATTATCTTTAACATCTACTATCTTTTTAATTTCCTGTATGTCTTTATTAATTATTTCAAATAAAGGTTTAGTATAGTGATTTGATTTTAAAAACATTTCACTTTGCCATCCTCCATAATTACTTATTGATCTTCCAGTTTTAGTAGTTTTGTAAATTTCTTTAATGTGATTCTTTAAAGACGTAGTATTAATATTGTATTCTTGCGAATAAAGATAAGTAGAAAAAATATTTTTTATCATTATAGAAATGTATATACCAAAATTAATCGGTAGCCTTTAGTGGGAGTTATGTGATAATGTTTTAAATCATTCCAAATAGCTACACTATTAGGAATAGGATTAATTTTTTTAAGTTTAGTTTCTTCTTTATTATAAACACACGTGTGTGATTTTAAATCATCTATATGTAGATATAAGATTAAGTGTTTGTGTGGAAAGTTATGATCACGATGAGTTAAAGATTGTTTTATCCCATTATTAAAAGTTATATTAAAACAAATTCTATAGATTTTATTATATTTAAAGTTACATCGTTTACTCAACTTCTTAAATAACTGTGTTAAATAATTATATGAAGGAGAATTTATTTTATTTACTACAGAATCTTCGGGGCGATGAAGAACAATATGCGTAAAAAAAGGAAAGAAACGTTTAGATTTTCCTACATCTTCAGTATTTAAATAAAAAGGACAATCATTACCTGACATAACTTGTTCTTGAAAAAACTTTTCTTCATCTTTTTTTAAAACATTTTTATATTGTTTAACCCACATCTTTAGCGTGCTCCTTTAATACCGCTGATATATTAAAATGAATAAATCTAAATGGAGCTTTGCCATAATCCACAGAAAATTCGTGTTCTAAATATCCAGGGAAAAACATAAGTAATCCCGGTTCCGGTTTAAAATTAATTAATTCTGTGCCCGGCCATACACCTTTTTGATCTTTCATATGTAATTTAGTTGCTCTTGCTCCAGTTCGCGGTTCGTGAAAAACTGGAAAGGAAGTCTTCTCACTAGCTTTTAAAAAATAAAAACCATTTACGTGAGTGTTCCAATGAATGTGAGCTGAATGATGTCCTCCACCTTTTTTAGCAAACTCTTGCACCCACATTTGTTCAAAGAAAGTTGTATACTTACTCATATCAAATCCTGAATGATCTAAAAATTCCCAAGACTTTTGACCAACATAATTTCTAAAATCCATAAACTCAGTGTCAGATAATAATTGTGTGGAGTGCCAGGCTCTGCCAAAATCTCCATGCGCTTTAAGATGGGCTTTAGCTTCCTTACTTTTTCTTGCTTCCCGAATATATGGGTCCGACGCTTTGTTTAAAGATTTAACAAAGTCTTTTTTAATTTCACTCCATATAGGTGTTACAAAATAATTATTTATATACATATTATTTAAATGGATATCCTAAATGCCATACGACAAGTGAGTATCTGGTTCCTCTTGTTACTGGTTTAACTCTATGCCACAAGTGTGAAGGAAATACTACGATAGAGCCTTTAGGTAATATTTCAGGGACTCTTCTTATATGTTTACTTTCATCTCTCATATTTGGATCATAGTTTCTAAAATCAAATTCTAATTCTCCGCCAGTGTATTCAGAACCATCTGTTAATTGACAAGTCATAGATAGTTTTCTAACTTTTCCATTATCGGGATCATTAGGATCTTTTCTTTTATAGGGTTTATCCCACGGATCCGTATGCCAATCATAATATTGATTTAATTTATATTTTGTAAACTGACAAGACTCTGATCGACTCCATTCAAAATTCCAACCCGCTCTTCTATTTGCTTCATGAACGTAGGGATGTAATTCTTTATATATCCAAGTATCGTTTAACCACACTAAATCAGATCTTCTTTTTTTCTGGATGTTTTTAATATCCTCTTTACTTAAGGTTGGTTTATCAAAGCCTCCCGTTCGGGCTATACTTTCTTCTTTGGATAATGCATATTTAATAACATCATCACAAAATTTAGGAGTTAATACTCCACTAAAATACCAGAAATAATTAGATAAATTCATATGTTGTAGTTAAAATAAAGTTTAAAGAATCTGTTTGATTGTTGGTTATGTAATACATTTGTGTAGATGGAAACATTATAAAGTTATTATCTTTTAATGGTATATCCCAGCTTCTTCCCGCTCGTCTGTTTTCATCATAGTGTATTCGAACACTACAGTCCTTAACATTTACTCCATAAAGAAAAGTATAATCAGGAGAATTTCTTAAATCAACAGGATCAATATTTAATAAAGGAATAGAAATTTCTTTGGGTTTATACATATTACCCCACGTTTCTTTATTCACTAAAGTAAAGCCGTGTTCTAGATTTATATGCTCTCGCATATATGTATTTAACATATCCCAAGTTCTGGAGAATGGAAATTTTGAATCTTTAATTTGTGATGATAAAATATCTGATCGAAGTTTGTCTCGGTCTATTTCAAAACCTTTAGGCATCTCAATTAGGCCTGAATGTAAATCTATTTCAGATAATACTTTTTTATGCATACCAACTCCTTTTATAAAGGAAGGTATTATAATGTCAATATGATTTAAAAGATTTGATCTAGATCAATTATGCCGGCGGAGTTTCTTTATCCCAAGCGCCAGTCCCTTCATTCCACACATAATGAGTACGAGCTGCTTTTTCTTCATCCGTTAGATCATCAGGAGCATCACCAATTGGAGATTTCCAAGAAGCTGTAGGAACATCAAGAACCCAACTTGCATAAGGTTTTTTATGATAGAATATATTATTATCTTCATCCCAGATATGTCCTATACCTGCGTAGTTTCCTCTTAAAGCTTTAGATTGATCCGCCGATAATTCTCCAGTCTGATTATCATAATGCTTTCCACCACGGGTATTGTAAGATGTTTGAATCCACATTGGAGCAGGCCAATTATTATGTCTCTCTAAATATTGTTGTCCTACTGATTCATCTTCAACGCCATCAGCGTTAAGCATATCTCCATTACCTAGCGTTAACACGCCGATAACTTTTCCGTTCATTCCTATTTTTGCAAAGTGTGCCATATGTTTCTCCTTATATATTAATTTTAAATTTGTGTAAATACATAAATATTATTGATATCTGTATCTAATTATTACAATTCCGCTACCACCAGCACCACCAGTCTGAACAGGGGTGTTAGTTCCTCCACCTCCACCACCACCACCAGTGTTTGTACCTCCGTCGACTCCAACAACGCCAGATGCGGGTGAACCAGCACCACCACCACCAGCACCTCCCGGTCCAAAACTACCTCCACCAGGAATATTATCAGTTGAACCTCCACCACCACCTGCAAAATATCTTGTACTAGGTGTTGGACCAGGTGTTCCATTACATCCAGCAAAACCTGTTTGAAGTACGAAACTTCCACTTCCACCAGGTCC